ACCTGTACCTGTCGCATTCGTGCCGGAGTTGGCATAGGTAAAAGTTGTCAGGCTTGGAACCGAAGTAATGGTATAGGTTCCATTCAAGCTGCTGACTGAGTTACCTGTAATAACGACAGTCTGTCCGTTGATGAACCCATGGTTCCAAGTCGTCGTAACCGTCGCCACGTTGGACACGCGAGCAATTGATGTAATTGGCTCAATACCAACGATAGTGGCCTGACCCTCACCTTCCTGCCAATGCAAAAGACGGCCATCGCTGGATGCAACAGCCAACATCTCGCCGCCCCAGTTATCGATGGTCCAAGAGAAAGACGGGATGAAGGACGAAGATTGCGGCCTTTGGTCTGCTGTCGGGAGCGATGCCGTGCCGCCAGTTGAGGAAGCATCTGTAGCGGTTTGGGCATAGGTAAATGTCGTCGCCCCGGTAACAGTAACCGTGAACGTGCCATTAAAACTTGTGTCCGTAACCCCGGCAATAAGGACAGACATGCCGGTGATGAACTTGTGATTGGCAGAAGTCGTGATCGTCACAACATTGCTTGTACGGACAGCCGTTGAGATGCCCACATCTGCTATATCAAGGCCGTACAGCAACTCGCCGTAGTCATAAGCTCCATAGCCGCCGACTTCCCCATCCTCGGGGGAAACAAAGCCAGTAGGCGTGATGTCGTTGAATACAGAGCCCTCAAGAGAATATAGCTTATTCTCACAGCCGATCATGGCCACCGAGATACCATTTGTCCCCGTGAAGGTGAAAATGGTTCTGACCGTGCTTGCAAGAGGCGAAGACGTAATACGCTGCCACCCGCCCACAGGCAGAAGTTTACCGGAGCGCCAGCGCACCAGATTGGCATCCCAATAACGCCCCTTAACCTGAAGAGGCGTTGCAGGCTTGACTACCCCCGGCGGGATATTGATAGGGGCCAAAGGCATTATTTTCCCTCGCAGAAGCCCTGACGGCGCGCGTTGTTTGTCTTCACTTCAATGATCGTCTGGGACGTATCCTTAGACGACCAAGTAATGTTCTTCCATACGGAACAGGCAGAGGCGTTAGTCTCTACGGTTCCCGTCGTCTTGAAGCAGCCGGTCAGGAGAAACAGCGGCATTATCACCAGCGCGAATCGCATTTTGTGTTCTCTCCAGAGCATCAATCGTGGCTTGGGCCTTAATTTCATTGGCCGCATCTTGCCTGACTTTAACATAAATTGCCGTCAGAACCATAAAGGCAAAGGCGGCAAAAACCAGATACTTTCCAACGGGTGTGAAGAGAAAAGGGATCATACGCCGTTCTCCTCTAGGTGTTTCTTACGCCAGAACCAGATAGCCGCGCCTGCCAAGACAATAGCGGCCATCATCAGGAACTGAGGGTTCTTCAGGAGAGCCACGGCGGTTTCGAAAAGTCCAGTGGCTTCTTGAACTTGCGCCATGACCTCTTTAGCTGCCGCAACACTACCAAGAGCGCCAGTAACCAGAGCCGCATTTCCTTGCTTACTGGTTGCCATCGTCTTTGGAGGCTCGACAGCAATCTTCTCATCATAATTGTCTTCCCACATCTTCTTGGCCGTCACTAGGCAAGCCTTGCGATCTGCAAGCCCATTAGTGCCGCCGTTGATCTTTTTCGTAATCGCCACGCAATCATCTTTATCGGCAAGCTCATTCAGCTTACGCGACTTCCAGTATTCACATGCGATCCTGAGCGCGACCTTTGGGTCAGCGGCAAGATCAGGATTTCCGATCAGATCAACACCAAGAATGTCACCATACTTCTTGTAGTTTGCGCGACCAGTAAGCTGGAAGATGCCGCGACCGCGATACTTGAAACCATCCCCCGGCTCTATGTTCCCAAGATCCTTACGGCCTTCATATCGAGACTGGGCGGGCGTCGGACCCCAGATTTCAAACATGTGCTTGAAACCGCCAGTCTCATGAGCCGCCTGAGACCAGAAATGAGCCTCACGCAAAGCAGTGTTGATGCCATACTGCGGTAGGACAGAAGGCGCTGCATCCGCGAGCTTATTGATGAGGTCAGCCTTAGCACGAGGCCCAAGTGCTTTCAGGTCTTCTCTAAGGCTGCTCATTAGACCACCTATTCAATTGAATTTGCCGGTATGCAGGCTCCCCTTACGACCAAATTAAAGGCATAACCACGCTGATGCGTTTCCTTTAATTCAGCCAATGCCTTTTGGCATGTAGCCCTGTCCTGCATTACCATTATCGGCGTAAAGTAATACAGCTTGCCATCTGATGCGTTTAGCATCCAGGCAATCAGGACAACCTTAGCCGACAAAGCATCCACTTACCTATCTGCCTTTTGTTCCAGCTTATCAAAGATACGCTCGAACATGATTTCAATCCGCTTCATCGTCTCTGTGTAGTCGCTCTTCTGGACGTAGTGCGTCGGAAGATTGACCTCTATCTCATGCAAATCGCGCTGAAGATTCTGAGTCGCTTCCCAAATCTGACGCGCAAACCATCCAACAATCGTAAGGATTATGCCAAGACCAGCGTTTATGATGGTTTGCGTTTCCATTGCGTAACTCGCAGATTATGTAGGCGACAAAACTGACGGCCAGACGGCCTTTAGCTGCTCAGGCGTTTGCGCTGCGTCAATCGCCGGATCTGCCGTAACGTCGCGAAGCTCCTGCTTCTTGCTGACGATAACTGCCGCATCTTTGCCCTGCTCAATGGCGACCATGTAGGCGACATCAAGGTCTTTGAACAAAGGAGCGCGAGCCTGACGCATTGCCTCACGGTGAATATCGCGGGCTTTGTCCATATTGATCTTAATCATCCCACGTACTCCCAAGCATTGCGGAATGTTCTATCAGACGGGATGTCGGACACATCCACAATCTTGTACGGCTTTCCTGCCGGAACGTCTTTTGCTGCGATTTCTTCAATCGTCATACCGCACTCAGGGGCAGGAATAACAATTGAAACCCCGCCATCATCATTTGGGTAAATGATTCGCTTATTTTCCACTTTTATCTCCTTTAGCGCACGACTACGGCACAGACGGTTGCGCTGTCGTAAAGCGATCCATTCAATGTATTTCTAAGGCCAAGATTAAACGAACCAGCAACAACATCCGCTTCCAGAGCATAACCGAAGTTGCCGCCTGTATTTCTTACAACAGTTGCAACAGAATAGTTTGCGTCTGGCATAGCAGTCGTAAGGTTGACCGTATAAAGTCCTGTACCACCGTCAGTTATGCTGGAAACATTGCCGCTTGAGCGTATTGCAATAGTACCAGTACCATTGAAGTTCACCCAAGCGCGGCAACCATACGCAACGGCTGAGGAGCCGTACCCGCTGTTAAACGAGAGAACACCAGCACTATCCCAAGAAGGGCCGCCGGTAGACATTTTTGCAGGGGTGATGGAGCCGTCTGCCGGTGTCGAAGACCCCCAAGAAGGAGCCGCACCCGATCCACCTGAGACAAGAACCTGTCCAGCAGTGCCGTAGTTAGCCCCACCAATGCCAATTTGGCCCAATGCACCAAACTGAAGTCGAGCCTCTGTGTTGTAAAAAACATATACCCCAGAGGAGTTATATGTCTTCCACGATGCGCTGTTGTCAGAGTTGAAGTAGAAGAGAGCACCACCCGTGCGGAGGTACTGGTCACCAACAACCGTGAACTTCCCACCAGAAGGAATGGTTGCGGTTCCAATAGCGACGTTACCGTCTGTGTCCTTGTATATCTGGCCAGAGCCGATATTGATTAAAGCGGTATTGCCGGTAAAGCCATTGATGGTCGGGTTCGTCAGCGTCTTGTTCGTGAGCGTCTGAGTGGCATCCGTACCGACAATAGTCGTATTCGCATCCGGCAGAGTATAGGTGCGCGTAGTGGCCGTCGTGATCGATGCGGCACTGAACTTTGCGATTTTCGTCGCGTCCGTACCGTCCTTGATCGATGTATTGCCAGCGCCTAGATTGACCGTTGCCGCAGTGGCGTTGACCGTTCCGGTCGCGGTCATCGTACCAGCAACCGTCAGGGTCTTGCCGGAGCCGATATTCAGGCCGACAGAAGTACCTGAGCCAGCGGCGGCAAAGACACCATCAATGGTATCCATGTCCGAATTGAGCTTGCCACCCCAGCTATCTCGGCTGGCTCCAACCTCTGGCTTTGTGAGGTTGAGGTTCGGGGTATAAGAGTCGGCCATCTATGGCTCCTAAGCGGCTTGCTGCCAGTTTGATGATTGAACACTTTGCGGAACCCAGGTATCGCTCCCAACCGCTTCTTCTGACCAGCTATTTGAGGCCAAGCTCTGCGGTGTCCAAGTGTCCTCCGCGACCGTCTGCTGCACCCAAATATCTGGCTCGACCGGCTCCGGCGTCCACCCGACATTCTTTATAACACCGGATACTACAGCAAAACCAGTTGCCGTTCCAGCAAAGGTCGCTGTAGCTCGGAGGATACCACTGGCCTCAGATGTCCCTTCAGCCTGCCCGACAAAAGCACCAACTGCACTCAGGACACCAGAAACAGATGCCGTGCCAGTTGCCGCACCAACCCCAGAGATAATGTCAACGCTTGCCCCAACGGCGGCGGCTGTTGAGGTTCCAGATGCTGCGCCTGCACCCGCAAAAGTGCTCGCGCCAATACCTGTAACAACAGCAATGCCCGAGGATGAACCGACAATCTCAACAATTGAATTGCCGTAGGCAATAACCGTGCTTGTACCGTCAGCCGACCCTACTGCCTCAAATGTACTAGCACCAATTCCTGATACTGTCGCGGAGCCGGAGGCGGAAGCGACAGACTGGAATAGGGCAAGTCCAACACCTGAAACAATAGCCTCTGCCGAGGCATCACCAACAGCCGCAGCCGTAGATGCCCCAACCGCTTGCACTGTGCAAGAGCCCTGCGCGTCACCTACACCAGAGACGATAGAGACAGCATCAACCTGCGCGCCCGAGATCGGACCCGCTGAAATTGGTTGAGATGCAATGCCTATCCAATCAGCCATTCTTTAGTTGTTCCACGCTGGCTTTAAGTGCTTCAACTTCTGTCTTCAGTGCGTCTTTTTCGGCATTAAGCTCCTGCACCGCCTTAACCAGCAAGGGAATGATGCTCTGATATGCAACACTCATATATTCGGAGCCGGTATAAACGATCCCGTCAATATAGTCCTTGCCAGCAAGTGCCTGTTGAAGCTCCTGTGCAATAAATCCAGGCTGGATGCTACGGTCTTTTGACCATTCTTCAGTGTACCTGAATTGGACAGGGTTCATCTTTTGGATGACATCAAGTCCTGACGTAATTGGCGCTATGTCTTCTTTAATACGCGCGTCAGAGCCGTTGGTATATGCACCAGCACCCCAAACACCAGTACCATTGCACTGAAGGTTAAACGCGCCACGGTCTGTAGTACCAGCGATATAAACCTCACCGTTGGTTTCAATACGCATACGTTCAGATCCGTTCGTGAAGAACGTCATTGGAATATATGTACCTGTACCAGTTATGGCTGATTGCAGAGAAACTGTATTTGTTCCGCCGCCGCTTATTATGGTTGCGACAGATGAATTGTCAGGGTCCGAAGAAGAATAGAACCTTAGCGCGCTACCCGTTCCTGTCCCGTTTGGAATAGCGCCAATGTTTGTAAATCCGTTTGTAACGGAACTTTGGAACAAAAGCCTATTCGTCTGTGTGGAGGCACTAAAATCGCCAATAATGCGACGAGAATTTCCGGTAAGCGCAATATTACCAGAAACGTCTAATTTTTGTGTTGCTGAAACAGTGCCAATTCCGACATTTGAAGACGAGTCAATACGCATTACCTCTGTGCCGCCTTCAACAAAGGCAATAGTATCAGCAGCAGGGAAGAACATGCCTGTATTAGTGTCGCTTATCGTTGAAACTGATGGCAATGAACTTGTGCCAGCAGTAACAAGCGTCTGACCACTAGAATTAAATCTAGCAGCCTCTGCACCATTTGTAGCAACGCTAACAGTCTGAGAGGCAAAGTATAGGCCAGCAGAATCGCTCGCATAAGACATTGCAGGCGCACTTGCGGAGCCAGAACCACCAATCTGA